CATAATACTGACTGGAAAAAAGAACAACGAAAAACAATGTTAGAGGGTGGACGCCCTGCTGAGTGTTATTATTGTTGGAATATTGAAGATTTAGAAGGAGATCATTTATCAGATAGAATGTTCCATAGCTCTAGCTCGTTTGCTGAGCCAATGATTGAAAAATTAGCAGAGCTTCCTTGGGATGCTAATATAAATCCAAGATATTTAGAAGTATCGTTTGGCAATGGTTGTAATTATAGATGTGGTTACTGCTGTCCACAAGCAAGCACAATGTGGATGGAAGAAATTGAGACATACGGCAATTATGATTTGACATATAATCAATATGGAACAGAGTTTTTGCGAAGCGGAAACTACTATGGACCAAATGAAGATAATCCATATATTGAGGCGTTTTGGAAATGGTGGCCCAGTTTGAAAAATGATTTATGGACACTTCGTATTACTGGCGGGGAGCCACTAATGAATCCTGGAGCTATGAAGTTTTTTGATTTATTAGAAAATGAACCATCGCCTAACTTAGAGATTAGCTTAAATAGTAATTTAGGTGTTACTACAAAAAAGATTGATAGGTTGTTTGATCGGATACGAAGTTTATTAGATCAAAATAAAATTAAGAAATTTAGACTCTTTACAAGTATTGATACATGGGGACCACAAGCTGAGTATATGCGTACTGGAATGAAGTTAGATCATTGGGAGCGCAATCTTAGAAAAGCAATGGAGATGGAATTTGAAGTAAGTCTTATGTGTACATTTAATGTTTTATGTGTTACAAACTATAAATCGTTTTTATATAAAATGAAAGAATGGAGAGCTGATTATGGCAAAGAGGCTATTTCATTTGATGTTCCATATCTTAAAGAACCACCTCATTGGATGATTAATATTTTGCCCGAAAGTTTTATGGAATATATGCATGATACTTTAGAGTTTATTAATAGTGACTCTGATTTTTTACCAGCAGAGTATGAGAGATTTAAACGAGTCACAAATTATATGAAAACTAATCCAGTTGAGCATAGTAAAATTTTACAAGGACAAAGAGATTTTTATTCATTTTTTACAGAAAATGATAAACGATTAGGAACTGATTTGTTAGCTACATTTCCTGAGTATAAAGATTTTTATTATCATTGTAAAGATGTTTATGAGAACTACGAAAAATGAGTTATGTATATTATAATAATGACGGCTCAATAATAGCAGCATCAAATGATTTGTTAACAGATTTTGCAAATGCCAACATTTTAGAAATTGAGTTTGAAAAAATAGAAAAATTGTTAGTTGGAGAGCATTTACCATCAGAGTATAATGTTTATAAAAATAAACTAGTCTATAAAAAAGAGAAAGTAGAATCAACATGGAAGTTAAAGGCTATTACATTTTTTTATAAATATTTGAGAAGAGTTGAATCATATTATAATACCTATCATGACATACTTAAATATAAAGTAGCATTAATGACAACGACACCATATAGTCCCCCATCTAAATCTCTTTATCATCGTCCCCCATCTAAACCTATTCATCCAACAAGATGTGTTAATCCATATCTAAATTTAACAATACATCCAAGTGGTAAAGTTAAAGTATGTTGTATGAGTCATAAGTGGCTCACTACTGATTCTGGAGAGACTACTTTAAATAATGCTAGTTTGTTAGATTTTTGGAATTCAAAAGACAGAAAACGATTTATAAAACAATTAGAGAGTAAAATACAAGTTCCTGAATGTAAGGCTTGTTGGACTGAAGAAGCAGCAGGAAAAGATAGTAAAAGATTGCGAGATAATGCAGCATACAAACACATACCACACGATGAACAGTCTTTTCCAATAGTATTAGATTTAGGTATGGGAAACTTATGTAATTTAAAATGTCGTATTTGTTCAGCAGTTCATAGTACACCTATGTTAGCTGAAGAAGCTGAAATGTTGCAGCCAAACGATGTTGTTGGTTATATGAATCAAGATAAGTTCCGTATTACTCGTGAAAGTTTTGATCCTAATAATTCGTATGTTTGGGAAGATATAAAACCATTTCTAAAAAATGCTATGAGGTTTGATTTCTCAGGCGGAGAGCCTTTTTATATTGATTCGCATTGGCGTATAATAGATCATTGTGTAGAGAATGATTATGCGAAAGAACAAATAGTTCATTACAATACAAATGGATCAATATTTCCACAAAAGCATATTCACAAGTTAGATAAATTCAAATTAGTTGATATACAAATAAGTTCAGATGGTATAGGTAAACAATTTGAATATTTGAGAAGTGGTGTCTCATTTGAATTGTCAGAACAAAATATAGATAAGTTTTTAGAAAGAAAAAAAGAAAGTAAAACTAATTGGTTATTAGGTGCTTGTCTAAGTGTAAGTGCTTTCAATGTTTTTGATTTTTTTGAAACTTATGAGCATTATACAGCAAAAGGTTTAGGGGTATATGTTAATTTTGTTCATGATAATGGTGGAATACGAGTGCTACCAACAGAAGTTAAAAATCATTTGATAGATAAACTTCAAAGGACTGAAAGTAAGTATAACAAAGCAGATTGGCGTAAAGTAAAAAACTCAATATCAAGTATATTGAATAATACTGAGTTCGTAGAAGAAGATTGGCTTTGGTTTTGTAATAGATTTCAAAGTTTAGATAAAGTGAGAGAGGAAAGTTTTGAACAAACTTTTCCAGAATACTATAAGTTATTAAAGGAATATATAAATGTTTAATGGTAGCAAATATCAAGTCCATTGGGAACCATCAGATAGATGTAATAGTCGGTGTCCAATGTGCCCAAGGTATGATGACAGAGGTTATGAGACAAAGCATTTAGCAAATACTGAATGGACCTTAGCTCAGTTTAAGAAAGCATGGCCCTTAGATTTTTTATCTGTGAATCTTAAGAAAATATTATCGTGTGGTAATTTTGGAGATCCTTGTGCCTGTCGAGAGTTTGTGGATATTTATGAGTATGTTAGGGAAATAAATCCAACAGTTGGTTTAGCTTGTAACACAAATGCTAGTCTTAGGCAAACAGATTGGTGGGCTAGGTTAGGTGCTGTTATGACAAAAGAGCAAAATGCAGGAAACTACTGTACGTTTAGTATAGATGGTTTGAAGGATACTAATCATATATATAGGCGTAATACAGATTTTGATAGGATTATAGAAAATGCTAAAGCATTTATTGATGCAGGCGGAGTAGCTCATTGGGATTTTATAGTATTTAGGCATAATGAGCATCAAGTAGAAGAAGCTAGAGATTTAGCTCGATCAATGGGATTTGAAAACTTCAATGTAAAGAAAACAACCCGTTGGCAACGATATGATGATGGTATTGGCAGTTATAAAGTATATCACAATGGCGAATACAAATATGATTTGCAACAACCATCTGATAAAGCATTTAGACATCACTTTGAAGATGCTACTATGTTCCAAGGGGAAGAGAGACAATCTTTTAGACCCAGTGATTTTCAAAATATGGTTGGGAGACATAATTCTGAAAGAAGATGGGTAGGTGATAGTTGGCAAGACATTGATTTACATAAGTTAAATATTGCGTGTCGTAGCTCAGCTGGGGCTCGTATAAATTATTATAATGAGATTTATATTTCAGCAGATGGAACTGTTCATCCTTGCTGTTATTTAGGAAGTGAGATAGTAAAAAGTCATAATGAAGTAGCAGATCAAAATTATTTAGATATGTTACAACTTGATGGCGGTTATGAGATGTTTAATATGCATAAGTATAACTTATGGGATATCTTAGATAGAAAAACATTTAGGGAATATTTACCTAGCTCGTGGGATTTAGAAAAAGGAAATGTTTCAATGCGTCCTCAAAAATGTGGAGCGTGTTGTGGTGTTGAATGGAATTGTTTAGATTACGGTGAGCTTGGCGATAAAAATGAAGGTTACTTTGTAAAAGAAGATACAAAAATTGAAGCACAGGAATCAGAAAATGAAATCTAGCAATTATTGCGTACTGCCATTTAAAAGTTTTAGCACAAATCCATCAGGTGAGATCAGAGTATGTTGTAATAATGGACACATGCCAGCCCCGTATCAAAAAATATCTGAAACTGAAGATGTATTGAATAGTAGGTTTATCCAAGATATTAGGCAACAGTTTATTAATAATGAAAAACCAAGCATATGTGATAGATGCTGGAAACAAGAAGAAGCACAAGTTCGTAGTTTTCGTCATTATGCAAATAATGATTTACTTTTTGGTATAAAAGATGATGACGAGTCATCTAAGGCTAACGTTAAAGTTTCTTTTGAAGATATAGAGTATTGCGATATTAGCATAGGAAATCATTGTAACCTTGCTTGTAGAATGTGCAACCCTTTTAGTAGTAGTCTAGTTGGTAAAGAATTTGCTTCTATGGAAGGACTTCCAGAACCAAATTTAATAGGCCCAACACCAGATGAGAAGAAAAAAATATATGAGATTTTAGAAAAAGCAGTAAATTTAAATACTGTTTATTTGTTAGGCGGTGAGCCGTTGATTACAGATTTACATGAAGAAATATTAGATTTATTAATTGATTCAGGTAAAGCTCAGAATGTTGTTCTTAGGCTTAGCACTAATTTGCAAACAAATAAACTAGATAAGTTTATTGAGAAATGGGTTAAGTTTAGGCAATTAGCGATTCAAGTTAGTATAGATGGTTATGACAATATGTATGAGTATATTAGATGGCCCGGCAAATGGAGTAAAATAGATGAGAATTTTAGACATTTGATAGATGCTACAAAATTATCAAAAAGAAAATTGCTCCCAAGTATCGCAACTACTATTCAAAATATAAACTGCCATAGTATTTTAGATTTGGTAGAAAATTATTGTATGACAAATAGATATCCAGTATCGTTTTATTTTATACCAGTAACTTCAGGCGAGGATTTATATATGACTCCAAAGAAGACTTTGATGGAGGTTTTTAAGAGACAAGAAAGGTTACAGCACAAACTGGGAGGATATATACCTTTAAGTGATTTAGAAAAATATTTAACAAGTGCTATGAGTCGAAAACCTACTAAAGATGAAGTAACGAAATTTTTTGACAAGTATAAAAAGTTTGATATTAGACGAAAACAAAATTTATTTGAGGCTGCTCCTTTTATGGAAAATTTAGCTAAGGAGTTTAAGATTAAGACATGGTGATAAAATCATTAGAAGTTGTAAATAAGAATCCTGCAATATTGCATGTAGAAATTTATCCATTTACTAGTAAAGAGATTTTAGGTAGGTTGATGAATAGAAACAATTATGAAACTCAAACCCAAAGGGGTGGATATGGAGAGTTGTCTATATCTTCTTCTAGAATGCCTATGAAGCAAGATTCTGAGTTACACAAAAAAATTAATAAACCAGAGTTTAAAAAAGAGTTTGGTTTTGAGGTATCGTGGCAATTCTTACAATTAGAAACTATCCGATACCCAATGACAACGCCTTATAAAAATCGTTATAAACGATATTATGAGCAATTGTTGGAACATGAGTTTAGAGTAGAACCTACAATAGATTTGTCAGGTTACTATTTAGATTCTCATATAGATAATAGATATATAATGTGGTCTGGTAGTATAAATTTAATAGAAAATCAAAACTCAACAGTTCTTTTTGATAAGGATCAACAACTTGGTAATGGACATCTTAACTCAACACCAATATATGAAGGAAGTAGAAAACGTTGGGAAGGAACTTGTTGGTTAAACACCGAAATTACTTGGCATGGTGTTACGCCAGTCCCAGAGGGCGCTGATAGACATACACTACTTCTTAATCAGTTTTTAATATCACCGCCCGTCTGTTAAAATGGCTAAATCCAGGTACTTCCGTCTTTATTAAATGTTTTGCCATTATCTTTAGGTTCTATTTTTTCTATAACATTGAGTATTGCTTCAGCATCTTTAACCTCATCACCTTTTGGAAACCAAATAGGATTGATAGCAAAAAATATTCCAGGATGTGCAGAGGCAAACCCTCTCATAATAAACAAATGCATAGATTTCATAGATCCGTACCCGGCATAACCCCAATGATTTGGATCCTTCCCGTCAATCAAACCTGTTAGCATCCAACCAACTTTTGTTGATTTATTTATAGAGTTTGTTAGCTTGTGAACTAACCGATATGACATCATACTATCTCTTTTCAATATATCTGCCCAGCTATCTTCTGAAAACATACAGTTAGGCCTAAACCATTCATTGTTAGGACCGCCTCCTCCATTTTGATTAAAGAAAATTAGATCATAAGTTTTCTGTGATAAGTTTTCAGATATTGTATCAACTACTGGTCCAGTATATTGCTGCCAATCTACTTTGTGAGGATTGACATTTGGAGTGCCTGAGAAATTGTCAGAGCTTGTAATCAAATCAATGTGATAATTTTTTGTTAGTAAGTAACGGGTAAAGTCTGCTCCCCATTTACTACCACAACCAATTAATAGAGCATTTTTCATTAGGTGCCTTTCTTCTAAATAAATACTACTATTATTTATTAAACCTTTTTATGTATGATATATTTTATATAGGCCCAAAGAACGATTCTTACCAAAAGCTAAAAAATAAAATTCTAACATTACGACAAGCTGATACTTTTGAGAGTGCTAATAAAAAATGCATTACTAAATTCTTTTGGTGTGTTTGGGATGATATTATAATAGAGGATGATTTTACATTTGATTATGCACCAGATGAGTGGAGTCAAGATGTACCTCATGTTTTTAAGAATGGTGCGTTATATGATGGTGTATGGTTAGTTCCAAAGAAAAATACTATAAGAACTAAAGAGATTGAGTATAGATTTTTAGTAAGTAAAAAAGAAATCCCAATTGTTGCAAGCACTCCTCGACCTTATGAGATTTTTATTATCGATACTATGGAGCAGTATGAGCAAGCATTGGCAAGCTCTAAGACAGAAATGTTTTTTGGTGTTTCATCTATGGTTGATATAATTGATATGCCTGACGTTTATTTTAGAGTAAGCAAAGCTGAAGAATATAATAGGAAAGAAAATCATGCTTGGTTAAACGATGTATGTGGTGAACTAAAATATGATGGATTATACTTATTTTCCAAACATAAACCTGTATCAAAAAAAGAGATAGAATATAGACATCTTGTTTATAAAAAAGAATACGAAACTATAGCAACAAGAGCAAGTAAATATCCAATATATACAATTGATACATATGATGACTATGAACATGCTCTAAATACTTGTAAAACTGAAATGTTTTTTGGAACAAGTAAGGGCATTGATATATTAGATTTTGATTTTGATATTTTTTATACATATAGGGGCAATGAGTTTGAATATGAAAGAAAAGAAAATCACGCCTTCAAAAATATATGTAACGGGGAAGAAAAATATAATGGTATATTCTTGTTATCAAAACATAAACAGTTGTCAAAAAGAGAGCTACAATTTAGACATATTGTATATAAAAAGGAATGGAACATTGTAGCTAGTAAGCATAAGCCATATGATGTAGTGTTTATGAGTTATGATGAAGAATATGCTGATGAGAATTATGAGAATTTATTAAAGAAAGCACCTCACGCTACCCGTGTTCATGGAGTAAAAGGAATTCACCAAGCTCATATAGCAGCAGCAAAACAGTGTTCATCAGAAATGATTTGGATTGTAGATGCTGATGCTATAATAATGGATGATTTTAATTTTGAGTTGTTTGTAGAAAAATGGGATAGAGAAACTGTTCATGTTTGGCGCTCTAAAAATCCTATAAATGATTTAGTGTATGGTTATGGCGGGGTAAAACTTTTTCCAAGAGAGCTTACAATCAATATGGACACTAGTAAGCCAGATATGACAACTAGCATTACACACAAGTTTAAGGCAATGCCAGCAATATCAAATATTACAGCATTCAATACAGATCCGTTCAATACTTGGAAGTCTGCGTTTAGAGAATGTTGCAAGCTAAGTTCAAAAATTATTGATAGGCAAAGGGCTAAGGAAACAGAAGAAAGATTACATATATGGTGTACTGTAGGGGATGATAAAGAGTTTGGAGAATATGCTATATCTGGAGCTAAAGCAGGAGCAGCATATGGCTCTAGAAATAAAGAAAATTTAGAAGCACTAAAGAAAATAAACGATTTTGATTGGTTAAAGAATTATTATAATGAAATCTAAATATATTTTTATAACAGGCGCTCCAGGAAGCAAGTGGAGTAGCTACAGCCAAAAAATAAGGCAATGGGATACAATAGATAACTCAGATTGTAATCAGCTTCGATCTTATACCCACAATCAATTCTCAGGACATAAAGGGGTGTACTTTGGCCCTGAGATGGAATACGGCGATTGGCTCAAAGATGGGTTTTATCCTAACAAACTAGAAGAAGATGTAAAGTCAATATGGACAGGAGATGGGCAAAAAATATTGATGAGCCATAATTGGTGTTATTACTTTGATGAAATTTTATATGCTTATCCCACAGCAACAATCATAACAGTGCAGAGAAAAAATGATAAGTGTTTTGAATGGTGGAAACAGGCAGGTGGTTGGGGAATTACATACCCTAGCTATAGTTGGTATAAAAATGATGATAGGATGAAAGAAGAAATTAGTAAGCAAAATAAATGTATTGAAGATTATATTGAGAAACATAAATTAGAGAGAACATATTTTGAAGATATAACATCAACTATAAATATAAAATGAAAAATATTGAATGGCAAGACGATAG